GCTCAATAGAGCGACTGGCCTGCTCGATATACATGGTGGCGAAGTCCACCTCTGAGGGCTCCAGGGGCTCCGTAGGGGTGGCTTGGTCCTTGAGCTCAAGCGGTGGGCCCGAGCAGACCTTGCGGACCTCCTGCCAGTCCTCCAGATCGATACCCAGCTCCCGGGCTACCTGGATGTCGGTGGCGCCACGGTACAGCATCTTACGGCCCTTCAACCAGCGCTCGCGCATCTTGTGGCTCAGGCGCATAGCATAGGTTCTATCGCGAACCCAATGTAGCAACTCGCCACGGATTGTCGGCACGGCAAGACTGGAGAACTTCATGCTCTTGCCAGTGGTCGGGTGAGGCTTGTCCGCGTCGTATCGGAAGGCTGCCTTGCAGAGCCCCTCGAAGGCTACAGACTCCAGGGTCTGGTAATCGATACCTGTCGACCGCTGAATGCGCCAGGCCTCGCGACGAGCTAGGTTCAGATTGCTAGCCGCAAGCTGCTGTTGCTCTTTGCTGAGCTGGAATTTCTGCGGCTTGCGTGCCATGCCTGGCTTAGTAACTGAAATCAGTCTACCAGGTCGAATAGTGACCCCCAGGTTTGAGCATCGTCGAGAGGCTTAGGGGGTGTTTCGGGGAGACGTTACGGACGCCTCCAGAGCCGTGCCTTCGCGCTTGCCAAGTGGGTCCCCGGCGCATGAGCGGCAAACTCAGCCCGATGCCGAAGCAGAGCGGGAACGATAGTAGTCTACCAGGCGCGATACTGAGGGACATCAGGTAGGGCCCTGTCGCCTCGGCCCCAGGTAACCGTCGTTAGTTGCGGAGCCGACCGCTGGGTCATGTAGTTGATGGCCATGGTGAGACCATCGACCATGTCGTCGTTCTTCGACGCGGGAAACAGGGAGAACTCGTTCAGGAACGCATCGAGCCAGTGTGCGCTTGCCGGCAGGAACACGTTGCCAGCCTCGACGATCGGGACAATACCACTGGCTCGGGCCTCCTTGGATTTGTCCGGTTTGAAGCCGATTAGGCCTGGAACCTTTTGATGCATCATCTGGTAAACGGCATGACCAGACGCCGCAAGTTCGATGACGGTGCCGCTTAGAGCGTGCCTTTGATACATACGGTTGATCATCGCCATCGTACCGACCACGTCGAGCTTTTCCCTAACGAGGTCGAGAACGTAGAACCGATTGCCCGCCTGCCCAACCACAATCCCAACGACATAGTCACTCTTGCTGGTAGCGGTGAAGGTAGCGTCAACCGCAAGCATGACACGCTGGAAGTCCGGAATAACGCTGTCGTGACCGTAATACTGCCACCAATCAGGACTAAACATGTTGCCGCCCTCAGGGGCCGGTCTCTGCTGGTAGAGAGAGGCGAAATCGCGCGAGCCGACGGCTTCTCTGATCCTTTCGAGGTCGTCCACATCGTAACGCTGGGGACAAAGCGCTGTACCCACTTCGGTGCGCCAGTCAGGGATAATTTCACAATGCGGTGGCAGGAGGGGGCGGTCACCTTCGTCTTCATAGAGAGCAGGCAGGTCAACAATAGTCCAATTCTCGCGTCCCTTCTCGGAAACATTCATCTCGTTCTCGAGCAGTTGACCGATCATGTCATTCTCTGACCACCGGGTCTGAATCACAACAATGGCCCCGACATGGGGCTCAAGACGGGTGTAGAGGGTAGAGGTGTACCAGTCGTTCAACTTGTCCATCATCCTACCGCTCTCTGCGTCCTCCCGGTTCTTGACGGGGTCGTCGATGATCAGCAAGTGGCCAGATCGACCAGTGATAGCACCGCCAACACCAGCAGCCCAAAGGCCACCACCACCCTCGGTGCCCCAGGCATTAACTGCCTGAGAGCTAGCATTCAGAAGTCCGCCGCCCTCACGGTAGAAGTCGCGGGCCTTTCTTGAGAAGCCTTCTGCCAGTTCTGCGCTATATGAACTGATGCCAACATGACGGTCGGGGTGAGCAAGCAGATAGGCAGCAGGCAGAAGTTGAGAAGCCAGGAGGCTCTTTCCGTGCCTCGGCGGCACCTGAAGTATGAGTCGATTGCAGTCTCCGTCGATGACGCGCTGAAGCTGCTCGATGACTGTTGCATGGAACTTGAACATCTTGTAGTTGGGATAGACCTGCTTGATGAACCTCCAAAGCACGATCTGCTTCGAAGTGCGCTCAGCCTTCTTCGCCTTGACGGCGCGAATCAGGTCCTGGCCAGACGCAGCCTTGGCCAGATAGTCCTTGCCTAGTTTCTGAGCCATTGGGTCACTCGTCCAGCGGGATGTCGTACACGTCATCGGTAACGTCCTCGACGTTCACCTGTTCGAGCTCCTGGTCCACCACGGCCATCAGCTCATTGACGCCAAGAGAGGTTGCCCAAGCCTGGCGGCCCTGCTCGGAGATGTTTGCAGCTGCACGCATCAGGCCAGACACGAGTGCCATCGGGATCTCTTCGCCCTCGGCATCTGCCCGCTCTATTCGCCTCTGGATAACCGCCATTAGGTCATTGCTAACCGCCACGAACTTCTCAGCCTGCTCCTGTTGGCTCTTGCGGAACTTTTCAATGCTTTGGCGGTGACGGGTCCGCTCCATCTTGTTGGCGCTCTCGAAGGCCCTGGTGAGCTGCTTCTGGTCCCACTTCGCGGCACGACGCTGCCATTCCCAGCGACTTGCCCATTCCATGATGGTATTCTCCCCCATCTCGCAGATCTCCGCCACTGCAGCATAAGACCTCCCAGACCCCAAATTCATGTAGGTCTGGAAGGCCCTGAATTGCTTGTCGTTCTCGTGACGTCCTGCGTCGCTAACCCGGTACCCTCTGCGGAAGTTGTAGATGGGCCCCGGGTTGTATGGGGGCTGAGCCTCTTTCCAGGAACTCGGGTCCGACGACATCAGTTGGAATCACTCCACGCGCTGTAGGATACCGCTCCCTAGAAAGTCCAGTTCAGCTCGTCCAGGGCTTCTGCTACTGACGGGAAGTACTCTCTGAAGATACCGATCGCCTTCAGTGCCACGTCCTGATGCTCTTCCTGGGTGCCGTTGGCAGACCGGAGGCATAGGTAGTGGATCCAGGAGCGGCAGTTGCCAGTCACGTAGAGGGTCGTCTCGGCGGCCTGGGGCAGGATGGCCCTTGCACACTCCTTGGCGATGCCGTGCTGAAGCATGGCCGTGTATAGGTCTTCGGCCTGGCGGAAGTGTTCGTCCAGCTTGGCCTGGAACCAGAGTTGAGTCTCCCCTGGAAGCTCGTCTATGCTCTTCTGGCGGTTCTTGGGGTGTGGTGCCCGCAGGTGTGGCAAATGGATCACCAGGGGCGCCTCGGCCTCTCCTGCGTAGCGCCTGGACAACTGCTGGAAGCAGAAGCTGCGGTGCCGCAATATCTGAGTGGCGATGTCCAGCGTCGTGGTGACCTGGAGGGTCATGTGGGCATGCTCGAAGACGCTCCAGTGGCCGTGCTTGATGCAGTACTTCAGGAGGCCGGAGACCTTCGGGTTGTCCTGGTTCTTGGGGTTGCTGACCCGGGCCACATGGCCCATGAAAAATTCGGCGTCTGGAGTTACGAACTCAAGCTCCACACGGGGGAACTCAAGCTTGGTCGTGTCGCGGTTAGCGATTGTCATCAGTACTCCGTGCGAACCTTGGGATTATAGGGGTGGCGGGCCTTGTCCTGTATAGCTTGTAACATGTCTTCACAGGCCGATCGGACGCTGCGGGAGGTAGTCCCGCAGTAAGTACCACGGGCGTTGGGATCGTCCTCCACGTCCCAATCCCACCAACCGTCGTTGAGCTCAATGGTGATCTTCAAAACAGGTCATCCTCTTCTTGTGTGGGCTGGCCGAACGGGGTATACCAGCTCGGGTATTCCAGTGACCGGATCCTAGGCTGGCGACCGGGCCAGCGGTCGAGATCGTTGCAAGTCTTATAGAGACGCAGAGCGGCGACGCACTTGGCGTTGGCTTCGGCCATCATCTCGTCGCTCACCTCAAAGAGATCGACGCTGTAGGGGGCCTTCCGCTCGACGGCAGCGAACATGAACTTAAAAGGCTTGCCGAAAGCTACCTCAGCAGCCTTAGCATAATACGCCGCCTGAAAATCGTACCCCAGGCTCACCACCTTCTTGGTGAATAGCTCAGGCTCAACCGAGTCAGTCGTCTTCAGATCGAGAACGATACCCTCATCCACCAACACACGGTCGAGGCGGGCCTTGCAGCGGACGCCCTCCCAGTCCCAATAGATCGACACCTCATTGTACTTGATGTACTCGGGGTCGGATCCGTTGAACCACAGTAGCTCGCGCAGGGAGTCACCCATGCCGATGACAGAGCCCCAGGGGTCGTCCTTGCCGCCCTCCGCCAGTGGCTTCTTACGGCCCAGGGAAGCCTTCCACTCCTTGCCTTCCTTGGTGGCCAAGCTAAGGCCGTCAGGCTTCTTGACGTAGTGGGCCTTAAATGCCTCTGCGCCGTCCAGGACGAGGCAGTGCAGGGCCGTGCCCATCTCCATAGCAGGAGTGGGAATCAACTTGGTCTTGATGGCTGCCTGGTAGTGGGCCGGGCTCTCAAGGATCTTCTTGAGGGAGGACTGGTTAACGCCCTCCTCTCTGCGATAGTCGAAATCTGCCTCGTTAAAGCGAGTCTCTGCCACGTTAGAACAGCGGTTCCTGTTCGCAGTCTAGCGGGTAGATGCGGACGATCCACTTGGAGGCGCCCCTGTTCGCCTTGCGCCAGCGGACCTGCAGTTCGGGGATGATCGATACGCGGTCGTCAACCCAGAGTACTTTGTTAGCCGTGTCCATGAAGGCTCCGATGATGTTGTCAGCATCGGCTCGGCCTTCGCCATACACATCCAGTTCTAGCCGAATGGGCCCCTCTAGGGGAGGCCCTTGGTACTGTTCCTGGATCTGACGGAGCATCTCACGCCGCTTGGCCTGGTACTCTTTTGGCATGAAGGTGCCTCGACTGGTGACCCGGGGTCGAGCCTTCGAGAACAGCACCATGTTAACTGTCAGTTCAATCACTGGTATTCAAGCGATTGACCAGGATGGAGACGCACAAAGAAAAGGCACCGCTAACAATAACGGCGCCCAGAAGAAGTCCAATAGCGGATTCGGTGGTCACGTTAGCTCAAGCAGCAGTTCAGCTGCCTGGATAGGTGACGTAGCTTTCCGATGGAAGCACTGCTCCGAATCGCCAATGTAACCGGCCAACCACATCATCGAAGAAGAGTACGTCATGATATTGTCCCACATCTGACCAACAAGAATGAGCGGCTTGTTGTTCATATGCCTGACCTGTAGCAGCTGGATTACAGTCAGGATTTCCAGCAAAGTCCCATAGCCACCAGGAAGAGCAATGAAAGCATCGCAGTCATCAGTAAACTGCTTGAGTCTGGTAAAGAAATTGTCATGATGACTATCGCGCTGCACTGCTGGGTTTGTTGAGGACTCAAATGGCAGGTAAATTGAGTAGCCGAGAGAACAGGTGCTTCCTTCGCAGCCAAGCTTGGCTCCGACGTTGGCTGCCTCCATGAGGCCAGGGCCTCCTCCGGTGGCAATTGTCCATCCACTCTCTGCTAGCAGGCGGGCTGCCTGCACTGTACCGTAGTAGACTTCCGTTTCGGGGCCAGGACGGGCCGAGCCGAACATTGCGACGGTTTTCATGTGGTGGGTCCTTCGTAGATACCAAGGGTATAGGAGCGACCGTTGCGGTCAACGCCGAAGAGGAGGCCACGGCGCTCAAATGTGGCGATGATCTCATCGTCCTCAAATTGGTCGAGGTCTTTGTGAAGCTCACTGAGGTCAACCTCGCAAGATGGCGCCACGGGCCTGGGAACGTAGGCCTCAAAGGGACCAGCACTTTCGTCCCAGCCAGCTTCCAACTCTTCTGCGTACGGATCGAACTGGCCGTCTAAGGACTGCTCTCGATTGTAGATCTTGCCCTCGGCGGCGCAGGCCGCATAGTCTTCAAGCACATCCTCGTAGGTAAGGGCGTAGGGGACATTCTTGGCTTCGAGGGTTTCGATCTCGCGCTGCAAATACCACATGGCCTTTTTGAGGCCCTCACAGGGATCCTCGCCAGGCTTACGGCCATTGCGGGAGATGTACTTCAGGGCATTGCCCAGTCGGTAGTTGAGGGCCCAGTCTTCGATCACCTCAATGGGCTCGAAGCGGCGGCCTCCACGGTAGTGGAGGGGGTCGATCATGTCAGTCATTTGGCAGAAGGGGTGCAGGGACGAACATTCCGAGCATCATAGCAGATTACTCGCCGCTGGCCGATCTTGAGGAAAACGACGCAACGAATCTTATCACTGTATTCGATTGCACCCTTTGCCCAACCGGATCCGAGAAAAACCTCTACGGGAGCGCCCTTACGGAACACAGGGAGTGGAGTAGGAGCTTGGTACATCCGCTCGACGGCCTTCAGGGTTGAAGGCTTGGCGGTAAATTCACCAGTTTGACGGCTAAAGCGTCCCATTGCGAACGTGCTCGTCTTGAAGGATAATGGCGCTCTCCAGTGAGTTCCAGAGAGCTTGGGCCTGCTTCCAGTTGAGGCCCCGGTGCTTCTGTTTGGTCTTCTTGTCGAGGACGCAGAATTGGCCTTCAGAGGGCGGATCGAGAGCGGCCTGGACCTGTTTTTCAAGTTCTCGTTCGTAGCGGTCGCGGCGCTTCTTCTTGTTTTGACGGACGGGCATAATTATTCCTCAGCGATAATTGATCTAAAAAGGAATCGGAAGGCGATTGCGTTCATCCTTGGCAAGGTCAGCCAATAAGTGTTGAGGCATCATCGCATCGAGAGCGGTTACCACGTTGATCACGCGGGCGACATTCTGGCGTTGATTACCCAGGGTTAGCACCCAGATGTCTTGCTCCTCATTGTAGCGGCAAAGGCCCTCGGCGATCATCTCGCCCAGCACCTCGTCTACCAGCAACTCGACTCGAGTACGATCGCCGTAGTCGCCCAGGAGAGCGTCCCAGGCGCCTGTCTTAATGTCCTCGGTAGAGCATACCCCGGAGACGGCTGCAACCACCTCGTGGGGCCTCACAGCGCCCCTGTAGAGCAGGATCGGCCACACGAATGCGCGGATGTGCGCGTGGGTCATCAGCGGGGTTTCGTCAAACAGCAGGCCGACCGTTCCCGGGGCCATCTCAGACTCTTCAAGATTCATTGGTTCCTCTCGAACACCATGTCAATATACCACAAAAAAAGGGGGCCGGAGCCCCTGTATATCTCTTAACAATCAGAAAGGAGCTTCCTCGTACAAATCGAATTGGTCTCGACGGGCCTCCAGGTAGGTAATCCGGGCTCCCTTGACATCGAGGTAGGTCTTGCCATTGTAGTCGCGTTGCACGAGCTGACCATGGATGGCCACCTTGTCTCCACGTTGCAGGCGGTCGGCAGCGATCTGGGCCGCCTTCCCACGGATCTCGACGCGATAAAACTGGCCTTTGGCCTCTTCACCTTTGCGCGAATACACGTATTCGCGGTCGGCGACCGAGAATGTAGCCACAGAGTCGCCGCTGTCAAAGGTCTTGACGGTTACTGCGGGCTCACCCTGCTTGCCGGTAACGGTTCCAGCGAGGGAGATTGAAGCCATTGTTCGTTTCCTGTATAGGTTGAGAAGGGCGTTTTTACAGAGGTGCCCCGTTCCTCCCTTTACAGTTTACTGGGCAGCACAGTGCCCCTTCACCAGGGCAATGGCCTCGCGGACCTTGGCCCGGTTAGCCTTCGAGACCACGAGTTTGTTTTTCATCATAGCAGTGTCAAGGTTGCCGCGTTTGCAGTATGAGATAATCACGTCGCGGATCTTCTGCTCAATGCCAAGTTTGACCATTAGAGCTTCTCGCAGTGAATAATCTGGCTTGCATGTAACATGACCGACCCGATTCTCGTCTGAAAGGACTGATATGGTCGACTCCTGAGAGTCAATCGTCAATTTGCAGTCATACGACACGAGACCGTAGGCGGCTTGAGCTGCAATCGATGCCTCAGCCACCCAGGAGGCGCTACGTTCGTTGCGGGGGCGGCCGTGGTTCTGGTAGTAGAAAATCTCCCGGGCCGACGACTCAGGCACGCGGATTAGGCTAAGTTTATCGACGTGGTACTTCCCCAGGGCCTGCCGAACCCAGGCACAGCTGTAGGTAGCAAAGGTATAGCCCTTGGTGGGGTCGAACTTGACAGCGGCACGGCGCAGGCCGATGGCCCCCTCTTGCAGGAGGTCCAAAGTCTCCTCACTGCCCCAATGCAGGTTACGCTTGCCACCGCTCATGTATTGCTTGGTGTAGCGGACAACCAGGCGCAGATTGTGGTTGCACAGTTTGTTGACCAAGCGGGTATGCTTGGCAGTGCCAGGTGTTGCAGCCTGGATGGCCCGGCCAAGTTCAAGGGTCTCCTCGTGGGTCAGGACACGGTAGCTAGCAGCGCTATCGAGCCAGATGGTGATGGGGTTGGTCATGCGGTACCTCCTTGAGGCTTGAATACTCTCCGAGTGTACCAAGAAAAAAGGAGGGTGTCAAGCCCTCCTAGAGAATCAGGTTTTCAACCTCGACGACCTGACCAGAAAAGAGCTGGCAGAAGCCCTCCAGGTCACCACTGCTCACCGTCGTCAGCGGGAGCGTACTGGGCATTGAGTTCAGCTGCGGTCTTCTTGGCGAGGGCGGTGATGCCTGCCGCGTACTTGCCGCCGAGTTTGGCGACGATGGCATCGATGGCGCGGGTATCGACGCCCTTGGCCAGGGCTGCCTCGCGAAAGTCAGCCTCCGTCGGCTCAGAAGTGCCACCAGAAGTCGCCGGTGCAGCCTGGCTGGCCGCAGGAGCAGCCTTTGGGGCGGCCTTAGACTCCTGGCGAACAGGGGCCTCGACATCGGAGTCGCCATAGCCAGACTCAAGGGCAATCTTGGCCCACAGCTCGTAGGCCAGACCGAATGTCATGGCAGCGGCCATGCACATCCCGCGACGCTGGGTATCGGAGATGTCGCGGGCGCTGATCTTGTCGTAAGGGATCGCGTTGTTCTTGTGATCCATCACGGCTTGAGGCAGGGCCGGCGTGGTGGTCCCATCGACGTGACGGAACCGGATCATCAGGTAACCGCCGACAGGGGCGCGGTGAAGCAGCTGGCCATCGACGGAGGGTTCGTAGTCAACCATCCAACCCGGTGCGTTCTGGCGCAGCAGGTTCATGGTTCTCGACCAGTTGATGTAGCTGGCCCTAAACGAGCCGGAGCCGATGTTCTCGACCAGGTCCTTGGTCGCCACACCAGCGAGATTGGGAAGGATCTGGAAACCAGGGTCCAGGGGGGCCATACGATTCCTCGTAGAGGTACTCCACCAGTATAGCAGGTCAGAGCCGCAGCAGGAATTTCAGGTTGTAGGTCAGGAAGAAGGCCGACAGGCCGAGGAAGTCCCACGAACGGGTCCGCAGGGCGAATGGCATCAGCAGAAACTGGCAGGCCGAGTTGAGCACCACCCCTTGCCATACCAACCCCGAGGTGATCAGCAGGTACGCACCGCAAAGGCCAGCAGAGCCGAGCATGCGCAGGATGTTCGTGTGATGTTCCTTCATGATCTTTCCCCCAGGTCTTTCCGGGGCCTTCGTTCGGTGGGCATGGCCTGCGGCTTGC